TGTTGCAGTCATATATTTCTTCAATAAAGACTTCTGGTTTTCTAATAGATCAGAGTATTTTTTGTTAAAAGCATTTAAATAACTATGAACAACATACTTATCAATTTTCTCATTAATTTGATCTAATGTTTGTTCACCAACTGTCATCTTCTCAATCGCTTGTCTCTCCATCAACATTCTTGCTGGAATGGAAACTTTTTCTCCAAAGATTTGTTGAAGAGTAGCAATATCTTTATAGTTTGGAACATAATTTGCAAAAAACTTAGGAGTTAACGAACGATTAACTTTAGCGATCAAAGAACTCTGTTGTTGGAACACTTTATCCATTCCAAGACCAGAATACATTCTTTTCGCTTCTGATAAAATTCTTTCTGCCAATTCTTTATCTACATTTTTTGTTTCAAGAACGGCTTTATAAATTTTTAGTTCTTCTTTGAGAACTTTTCCTTCTGAAAAATATTCCACAAATAAATTACGAATCTCTTGTAATTTTCTTGGATCATTATCTAATTTTGCTTTTGTGTATTCTCTTACAAGAGCTTCGTATAAAAATAATGTATTTCTTTTTTTATTGTGGTTTATCTTCATTTTTACTCTTCCATTATGGTTTCTAAATCCCGGTCAAGTTTATTTAATTGATCCTCGGCTGACTTATTATAATTAGTATCAATTGACTCTGCAATACCTTTTGCTAAACGATCTGATGTAACATATCCAAATCCGAAAGTATTTCTCTTGGAGTTCTTACCATACGCTTGACTTCCCCATAAAGATTTAACATGTCTTGTAAATGGTCCGCGATCTTCTCTTTTGTCATCATCAACTGGTTTATATTTTTTGCCCTTTGAACCAAGAGTTATGTACGCTCCATCGGCATATTCAATTTTAACTGGTTTATCTTTGTCGTCCCTTGCTACAACACTGTCTCTTTTGGCTGGTGCTGTTGGTGGTGGCGCTGCTAATAGTGCTGATCCGCCTTCTTCACCTGGGGCGGGTGGGGCTTCTGCTCCTGCCTCTGGTGTTTCTCCTGCTGGTGTTTCTCCTTCGGGCGTTGGTGGTGTTAATCCTGCTCCTAGTCCGCCCGGGGCTTCTGTTGGAAGCGTTGCCTCTGCTCCTGCTGTTGGAGTTTCTGCGCCTGCTGGTGCGCCAAGTCCACTCATATCTCCTGCTGTTGGAGTATCTTGAGCAGATGCTTCAAGAGCAGCATCAACTCTCTTATCGTAGAAACGCTGTCTTTCAATCTTCTCGAAATCTTCGTCAGACATGCCAAATATATTCTTAGAAACATATTGACGAGAGAAAAAGTTTGCACCAAGCGCTTTTGAAGCAACATCAAGTTTTTGACTTAATCCCTCTAGTTCTTGCATTTGAGCAATACGAGAAGGATTATTAAGAGTAAGTTTAAATGAGATTAAATCATCACCTCTAAATCCAAGAGTATAAAGGTGAACAATACCAATTTTTTCCATTTCTGAAAGCATTGCTCTTTGTAGTCTTTGAATTGTTCTAGCAAAACGAATGTCTTTCTGAGCAAGTGTTGATTTATCTTCCCCTCCTTGATCTGATTGAGATAGATAAGCTTTTGGAATCTTAATCGCCGCAAACAATTTATCTTTTAGGTATTTAATATCATCAATTGAATCAATACCTTTTTGACCGGCAAGTGGAGTGATCTTGGATGCCGAACCAGCGCGGACAGGCAGATAATAATCTTCTTCTACGCTTAGAGGATTATAGCGAAGATCTACTTGCCCTGTTGTATCATCTACAACTTGATGTCTTTTGAGTTGAGTAATGACTCTCTGCATGTATTGTTCAACATCTTCTGGGGGAATACCAGAAACGTCGATCTCAAATACTTTTCTATCTGGAGCACGAATAACACGCGCTGCCATCATTGCATCTTCTACAAGAATTAATTGTCTCCAAATTCTTCTTGCTGGATCTAATACAGATGTACCATAGGGAGAATACTTATCATTACCCAGTACACGAAAGTGAGCAATCTGCCAGTTCTCAAAAGTTAAACCACCAGCATTCCACTGGAACTGAATATAGTTTGGATTGGTTTGATCTTCGCCTTCTAGTCTTTCAATCTCTTGAGAAGGAAGACCAATTGCTGATTTAACACCCAAGACTTCGTCTGTATCAAGATATAAAAAGAAATCTCCATACTTGCACATTGTTCTTGCCCAGTTAAACAGGTTTGATTCAATATTTAATGTCTTGTAGAACAATGTGTCAATAATGTTCTTGATTTCTTCGTTATGGCAATCAATCTTTAATAGTTTTGAAACCTCTGTAAAGGTCGTCATTTCATCTGCATAAACATCAAGAGCCGATGCTAACTCTGGATAAAATTCCATTTGTTCAAAGTCAACATATCTTTCCGCACGGCTTTGGATTGCCATGTTTCCAGAGCGCAGTGAGTCAAATGGGTTGTAGACGTTTTTCTTGTATGATAAACCTTGGAGAGAATTAAAACGACTAGCATATTTATCTAATTGATATTTTCTTTCTCTTGTTGGTTTTTGCGCTCTAAAATTGACAATAGGACCAGAAAATAACTTGGTTAGTCTCTTGAACAAAGGAGAGTTGTGATTTTGTATATTTTTTGTATAATCTGGTTTTTTGTCTGCCATATTTTATTCTCACTTTAACCAAGAAAATTCTCTTGCATTGTTGTAGGCTTCTGCCCATCTTTTTCTTTTTTCGGCGGTAGCATGTTGAGGCATTCCTGGTATTGATGACTCAAATGTTCTACCGCCAACTGACAATCCTGTTATGAATGCTTGACGATATTGTACATCTCTTTGGGAAATAATTAAGGCCCCTTCTCTTACCCAACAGGCAATAGCAAGGGACATTACTAAATCATCATTACAACCTTTAATTGCCTCCGCTTTGCCGTTATTCCAAACAAATGTTTCTAACTCTGTAATTAGTCTTTCGGAATTGATTTTTACAGACTTGGTTCGTAAAAACTCTTCCATTTTTGCAATAGCAAGAGGACGCATCTTAACATTAGTAGAAAAACCAGGAACAGCGCTGGAATCATATGTTGCTGTCATTGGCTCAATAAAATCATAACTTGATTTTTTGTGGTGGTAAATGGATGGATGTCTCATTGATTTGAGTTTTTCCAGTACACCATATCCAAAGGAGTTATTTTCTACAATTGTTAAACATAGACCATAGTCTTTTGATATTTGAAACAAAAGGTCGGCATAAAGTTCTGGAGTTATTTTACCTTGATACTCTGCCACTTGTTCCATAGAATCTACATCAAATACGTGGAATGCTGAATTATCTTCTGCATCGCCACGGGCAACGTCAGCAGAAAGTAAATATCTTCTACCTGGTTCTGGTTCTTTAAAAATCCACAAGTTTCCGTCGAATCCACCACGACGATCTGGTTTCATACAGTTTATTTTTATTTCTTGTATAATTTCTCCATCAACAATCGTATTTCCTGAGAAATTAAAAGAGCATTCATATTCTTGGGCAATTTCTTTTTTACCCATGTTTCTTGTTTCGCTATCGAACCATTTTTGATCTCGGTCGGGGTGTGAGTCCCAGTTTAATTTAATAGGGTTAAAGTTATTCTTTCCTTGTTCTGCATCAGTATATGTTTTATGAAACCAGTTACCAACACCCTTTGGAGTTGATACTGCAATACAGCGACCACCAGTAGCGATCGTGGGGTAAATACCAGCCCACATTTCATCCATACCCTGGATGATGCCAGCTTCGTCAACGACAAGCAAAGAGAGTGCTTCAGAACGACCAGAGTCGCCAGTTGTGGACGCCGCCTTGACCCAAGAACCATTATTAAGTTCTAGTGTGGATTTGTTGTCTCCCTGAATCTTTGCAATTTTCATCCACTCTGGAAGATTCTTGTACATGGTCTTAACTTTCTTAACCATACCAACGGCAACATTTAATTGTGTAGCAACAGATAAGACAGTCTTTTCTCTATGAAACAATACCATCCAAAGAATAAAGCCCGCAGTTGCAGTCGAAAGACCCATCTGACGAGCTTTAAGTACGATATTAAATCTATAATCTTGAAATTGCTTTATACAATCTTCTTGGAATGGATAAAGTTTAAAACTAATAAGTCCTTGAACTGGATGGGAAATTTTGACAAAGTTATTGATAAAATAAATGGGGTCTTTCCCGCATTTAATTATTTCTTTAACAACTTCCTTCTTAGTTAATTGGACACTCATGCAACTCGCTTAGGAGCTTCTTCTGCTTTCTTCTTGTTCTTAAAGAGTTTGCTATGGTACTTATCGTATTGAGCGATAATCTCACTCTTATATTCTTCTGCTTCTGGGATACCCGTAAGTTCATAACATTTGTGTGCTGTTACGGAAGTTCTAAAGCGAGAAACTGGTTGAATCAAAACATCGAAATCCTTAACTGTCTTACCATTCTTTAAAGTTCTTTTTGCTTCTTTGACTGAAAGAGTTTTGCCAGTAATTTTTTTAAATTCTTTTTTAATAAAAGTTAATCCTCTTTCTAACATTTCTTCTACTTCATCTTCGTATTTGCCAGCGCCTACTTTGTGAATATACGCTAAGGGAACTTCTGTGTGGTAATTAATAGTTAATTTTCTTCCACCCATTTTAACATGAAGACCATCCATTATTCTTTTATCAAAAGCATAACTTCCTTCTTCTCTTCTAAGACCAACTCTATTATCTGAATCTTCGTTATAAGTTGGTCCATCATACATCAATGAGGCTGCTTGACTAATCCCACGGACAATTTCGTAAATATCATTTTGGACCTCGTTGTTTACTATTTCTGCCATTTGTATTCTCTTCCTTCTAGGTGTATAACATAGCATTTAGAACAGCAATCAAACTTGGTCATATAAACTTCGTCGTCTGTCTTATATGCTTGCTCTCCGCAGTAAGAACAATTTTTAAAGTTCCTCTTATTAAGTAGTTTTTCTTTAACAATAAATCCACCTTGATCTTTGTAATTTTCGTATGGCTGTTGACGATAATATTTCTCAACTTCTTTAACTTGTTCAAGGTATATCTTTTCTTTTTCTGCAGTCCAAAATACAGAAGGATCAAGTATGGCTTTTTCGCCATACTTGATCTCAACTGTTTTTTCAAGAGCAGGAATCTGTTTTGGATCAAAAGGCATAACTACCTCTTATTTTGGCTTTGGAGCGCTGTGGCCTTTGCCAACTTTTTCACTGAAACCTTTTGTATTTGGAGCACCTGGTTTTGGCCAATTACTTCCTTTTCCTGTACCTGGGCTTTGTGTAAATGGAGCAACTTTTGCTGGTCCGTGTCCTTTTGGTTTTTGATCTGCCATAACTAATCCTCCTGAGATTATACAATAAATAGTATCGCAAATAAAAAAGGCACCAAGGTTTTATTCTTGGTGCCCTAGAAGTGAAGAAAAATTATTTCTTAACTGGTTTCTTTACTTCTTTCTTTTCTGGCTTTTTGCCATTTCCATTACCTTTTGCCATGATGCACCTCCTAGTGGTGATATAAATAGTTAGTTGAAATACGCAAATCCCTCTTCGTCCTTGTTGATCTCAATTATTTTATCAACCGAATCTTTTAATGTATCTAGGTGAGTGATTAATAATACAAGCTTAAATTGTGTTTTAATCATTTCTAGAACCTTAATAAAACTCTCTAAGTGGTCAGCATCAAGAGATGTTGCTGGTTCATCGAGAATAAACAAGTTGCTTACGGGCAAACTACCGCATTTAATCAATGCTAATCTAATTGCCATAGCAACTAGAGACTTCTCTGCTCCCGAACAGTTTTCGATTGCTCTTGGAGAAGAATTAGGATGTTTAATATAGATCTCTAACTTGCCATCTTCATTCTGAAAACTTGCCTCAAATTCTACAATATTTGCTAGCAATGAATTAATTTCTTCGTTAATAATCGGAAGAGTTCTCTTGATTAATTCAAATGGTATTCCGCTATTATGTGTACACTTAAGGAATAATTCATAAGACGAGTATTCTTTTTTTAATCTATTAAGTTCTTCAATTTGCTCCTCATAAGAATCTATTTGCTGTTCAATTGAAGCAAGATCGGCAATTGCCTTCTTCTGTCTGTTTTCTTCTTCTTTTAATTGGACAAATGAAGATGATTTGCTTTTAATTAATGATTCTTTTTGTTTTTCTAATTCACCAATGTTTTCGTACAGTTCTCTATTTGATTCGTAGCGAATCATTAGTTTCTCGTTTTCTTTCTGTTCTTCCTGAATCTTTGATTGCTTTGCTTGTAAATCAACTAATTCTTTTAAAAGAGAAGCAACTTTCTTTGAGGAGTCGCCAGACTTAATTTGAAGTTTAGAATATTTGTCTAAGTATTCATTTACTTTATCAGTATCTAACTTAAGAAGATCACCTTTTAATAATTCTTCTTTTTCTTCTAGAGACTTTAGAGCAAGTTCAACAATTGAAATCTCTTCTAATGATTCATAAGCATTCTTTTTAAAAGAACAATCTTTGTATTGATCTTTCCCGCAGGGTACAGTCTCTATAAGTCCTGCTGACTTCTTGTAGATTGATAAAGAATTATTTTTTAGTTTCTTATCATACAAGATCGCATCGATTTCTTTTGTAATTTTCTTGGAGGTTTCTTGTTTCTTTTTAAGTTCTTCAACATTTAGTCTTTCAATGACTTCATTAATCTTAGCAATTGTATCTTCGTGAGTTTTTAGTTCAGTTTTTTTATCACTGATCAAAGATTCTATTTGAGATAATTTAGAGTTAAGTTGTTCTTGTAAAGAAGTAATCTTCTCAATATCAATTGGGTCCTCTACTTTTGCTAGATCTGCTGTTAATTTGTTGAGTTTGTCCTGTAATAACTCTTGTTCTTGTTTTAACGACTCAACAGACTCATTTACCTCTGACAAAACATTAAGAGAAGCATGGTGCTTAAAATGAATATCTACAAGAATCTTTGAATAATCTTTTATCTCTAATTTTTTAATTAAAGACTTAAGTTCATTTGCATATTGATTCGCTGGTTTATATTTATTTTCAAATATTTGAAGATCAAGAAAATTCGCTAAGATTTCTTTTCTTCTTGCCGAACCTTCATTAATGAAATCAAGGGATCCATGTTGAGTTGATAAGGAGGTATTACAAAAGTCCTCATAGGTTCCTATTTCCTTGCGAATGTTCTTATCTGTCTCGTTTCTATCATTTCCGTTTAAAGAATTAATATTCAAAGAAACATCTGTAAACTCAAAATCAACAGAAGTCTTTCCTTCTTCAACCAGTTTGCCCTTTGACTTCTTAATATTCTTTTCTGTCTCTCTTAAAACAACATATTCTCCGTTGCCCGTTTTTATTTCAATTCTACCTTTACCAGAATTCTTTCTTTCATTTATCACATCAAAATTCTTACGAATATTCTTTGATGTGGTATTAAACAGAGTATAAAGTAAACTATCGATTACACTTGATTTTCCTGAATAGTTTTTACCGAAAATACCAACAATACCAGATAGTTCAGAGAAATCTAGTTTATTCCCTTCTTTGTAGTTGAACAGATTGTCCCATTCAAACTTTGCCAGTTCCCACTTAACATTTCTTGCTGTTTCGTCTTTGATTTCAGCATCAAGGTTAAACTTGGTATTAATATCTAGGACCTGTTGTAATTGTTCATCTGTAAGATTCTCAGAGGACAAGAACTCTTTGATTAGATCCTGCTGAACATTATTGTCTCTCAAGTTTAATTTTGTTTTATCGGTATCTTCTACTTTGTTTTCTACTTCCTTCGCATGTTTATTAACTATGAGAATTGACTTTATATTACAACGAAGTTGAATATCTCTCTTGAGTTTTTCAATGAACTCTTGATCATAATACTTATCTAAAACAATTCTAACATTTGAACCCGCAGGAACCACTGGATTAACACCAGAATATTCACAAGTTATAAAAGGACTTGGATTTTGAAAGTTAACTGGTTTAACAGAGAAGTTTTTCTTGTCTTTGATTGTCCATACAAGAATACCTTTGTTTATCTCTTCTCCAAAATTCTGTTGAATTGTTGAACCACAATAGGCAACTCTATCTGTTAAAAATTGTTGTTTATGAATGTCTCCAAGAAAAGCAAAATCAAAATCATCAAAGATGTTGATACTATCGTCCGTATCTTTCATCGCCCAACCAGTATCCGTTTTTGCTCCTTGAATTGCCCCGTGGTAAAGAGCAATGTTAATTTTATCTGGGTTTGATGGTTTAATCCAGTTATCTCGATCAAAGATCGATAAAACATTTAAACAAAATTCTTCGTTGATATGAAACTCACCGGAGTTTTTAAGCAACTTAATTCTTGGATTATTGATTGCTTCCACAATTGGAGTAATAGCATCCTGTCTATCGGCATTCTTTAAGTTGCCGTCGTGATTGCCGAGAATAATATAAAGAGGAGCAATGTCGGCAAGATTGTTAAATAATCTACTTGCCATCTCAACAAATTCTGGTGAAATGTTTGTTTTCGTATGAGCAATGTCTCCGCAACATACGATACAATCAACTTCTTCTTTTTCTACGGCATTGTATAGTTGCCCAAAAATATGTTCGTAAGTGTTGTGGTGTTTTAAATTTTTAATGTGAATGTCTGCTATGTGGGCAAATTTCATCAAGCAACCTCTAATTCTTGTTGTAGTAGTGTTTCATAAGTCATTCGTTTTGCTTCTGACTTTCGTTTTTGGAATTCTTCTTTTGTCATTTCTCCTGCGTCTTTGTATGGAGAAATTTCTACTTTGTATGTTTCGACTCCGTAGTTAATGAATTTTTTAATGAGTTCATTTTCTTTTTTCTTCGCATCTGGATCAAGAGCAAGATAAACTGCCGTATCATAATTTACAATCCTTTGAAAAAGTTTGTTTTCTTCTCTTAGAGTTGAACCAAGAAGAGGAACAGAATTCTGTCCTGCCTTTACGGCATCAAATATTCCCTCCGTAAGTATTATGTCGGAGTCAAAATCAAGATACAACTCATTAAAAACAATATCTTTGGATGCTGGTGGCATCTTGAATTTATTAAATTTTTCACCCGTAATCGTTCTACCAACAAAATAATTTAAGTCTCCGTTAGAGTTGAAAGACGGGAAGACAACTCTGTTTTTATATTCTCCGTCAAAACAGAATCCCACTTTCCAATAAAGAATATCCTGCTGTGTAAGTCCTCGCTTCTTAAGATAGTTTAAAGGCTTTGTATGGGCAAGAGAATGCTCTAGACCAGTAAGAGAAACGAACTTCTCTGGTAGAGAGAAGATTTCCTCGATAGACTCCTCTTTGTCTAAGAATAGATCATCTAAATTTGTATTTAGGTCAATTTCACCATCAAGCATCTTCCACTTTTGGAATGCTTCAAATGTACCTTTCTTTCGAACAAGTTTGCGAATGTTGCCTGCTGTATCACAGACCCAACATTTATACTTGCCCTTGTCAAAGTTAAGGGACATTTTTCTTTTGTGATGTTTACAGAAGGGACAAAAAAATAAAAATTCATTTCCTGTCTTGTGATAATCCCCAAGAAATGAACTAACTATGTTTAACTTTTCAGTGATTTCCATTGTAAATAACCGGCTTTAGCAATAATAAAACTATCGCTTCTATCCATAGATCCAGGTACTGGATTGCCATGGGCGGTGTATTCTACCTTGAAGTCGGGTTCTCGGTCAAGCACTGCTTCAAATACGACTTCTTTTGCCTTCTTACCTTTTTCCAGTTTAATCCCATACATTTTCCTCGCTGTTCCTGCGGAGATAAACTGAGGATCCAAACCTATCACATCACAACAGATCCAAGACACAATGCCATTGAACCTCATTAGTGTTGAAATTGTTTTAGCAGAAGACATTCCAGCAGAGAAAGACATGAGAGGCTCTTCTACATAGACTGCTTTAATATCGTATGTTTTGTTGATATTTTCGACATACTTTTTAATGTTTGAAGCTTTAACAAATAGATCTTTAAGTTTTTCTAATCTCACCGCTTCGCATAAGACAATCTTACCATCTTCGTCTAAGACAGTAAAGGCGGTGGTTGTTGTTGAAATATCAAGTCCTAAAATCATAAAAACATTATATTACATATCAATCTTAAGTTTAAATGTATAATCCAATTCTTTTGTTTTTCTCACCGGATTTGCTAATTTAGCAATACCTATTAGATTTTTTTCTTCATCATAAATACCAATTTGACTGATGAATACTTGTGGTTGGTAGGATGCACTGTAATGAGCAAAAGAACTAGAAATTGTATTTTTGATTATAACATATGGATTTTCTTTAAACGTATTGTCAGAGGGCAATAAAAAACTTCCGCTTTCTGCGTAATAAACTTGACCACTGTTGTTCATAGAAGAAGTTGACTGTCCAACATATAATTCTTCACCCTGTCCTGCTTCTATAAATGATCTATTGTTGCTCCAAAATAATTCATTTTTTTCTGCGTGACAAAACATCGTTAATGTTGGAACATAATTTGTTCCTTGAAATGTCAATTCATATTTTGTTTCTGGAGCAGATCCAGTAACTCCGATATAAGACCCAAAGTGTATCCATTTCAAATAATCATTTACCGCTGAGTTAGATGATGTAAGTGGTTGTATGTATGGAGCTTGCTGACTAGAAAGTTGCTGTGATCCAGTTAAAAGTATTATTCCATGATCGTAAAAAACACTTCCTACAACACTACCCGTTGTTCCGCCGTATGTTTGTATCAATTTACCATTTTTATTAGTATCTACCGCAGACGCAGTTAATACGCCAGAGACATACATATTTAAATGAACACTTCCAGGGTTTATATAACTTCCATAGAAGAAGTTTGGAATTGTAATTAAATTTATTGAAGAAGAGGGTCTAATATAATATGCATATTTGTTTATATCTAAAGACTTGTTTATTGTATCACCAGGTTCTACTTTTTGCACCAATGGTAAGCCGTTGTTTAAAAGATAATAGTCAATTTTTGCATATTCATTTTCTATGACATAATCTTTAAAAACATTTTTTAAAACTAAAATTTTCTTTAGAGAGGAATAGTCCGTGTAATTTGAGTTAAAAATTGTTCCAAATATAGAACTTGTTGCATATATAAATTCTCTATTGATAGAGGAACTATATTGATATGAGCCAGAATAGTTTGCTTTATTTGAGCTTTCATATGAATATGTTCTTGGATATTCTATGATCGATATAGAAGAACTTTTCTCTTGATTCTGATTAATTTGATCATTAATTCTTAAAGAACCAGATTGCATAGTTATAACATATTTTGGTTTAGCCAAAATATCATTATAAAATATGTCATTGTTTGTAAGTTTTTTCATACACTTTTAATAATCCAATCTTACTCTTAAATTAATTGAATCGGCAGAGGTCTTTCTTAGTGGTTCTGATAGTTTAGCAACTGCTAAAAGCTGATCTGTGTCATCATATAAACCAACTGTTGTTATATAAGTTACTGGAGTGTCAATAACACTATTCTTAACAACAATTTGACTTGCAGATGTATATGTGATGTTTGAACTGTAATTGTATTGATTTAATCCAACTTGGCAATTATAAATTGTTGAATTAATTTGAACAGTGTTTTGAAATTGAAGATTATTAACGTGTTTTCTAAATGCATCAGAGATTTCAGTAATAGTTCCCGTAGATGCCAATAACGAACCACTTAAATAACCTCCTGGAGGGTTTGAAACCGAACTGCTATAAGCCAAAGAATTAAATACAGAATTACCTTGATTTAAAGCTAAAACTCCTTGTTGGTAAAACAAGAAACCAATTTGATTTGCGTCTGTATATGTTGAGCCGCTATATATTTTCCAATATTGACCTACTGGAGAATCGCTGTTAACAGTTAAATATGTAGAGCTGGGATTGTCACTCATTTGTAATAGAGGACCTGCAAATTTATGAGCTGTCCAAGAACTTGTGCCCATAGAAGCAGAAAAACTACCAATTTTAATTCCGTCTTTTGTTAAAAGACGAGAAAAATTAACAAAAAACATTCTGTCTACAGTTGATCCGTTAATAACAAAGTTTTTAACATTACCAGTTACATCAAATCCAAATAAAGTTTGAGCCATCTCTTTATAAATTCTGTATTTCTCAGCAGACTGTGTTACTGGTGTCAATGAACTTCCGCTTCTAACTCCGTATGTAAGATCAAATATACTATTTGCCGAAGAACTGGCATACGGATAATCATATACAGATTCAAACAATCCATGACTTGCTGTATACTTTAAAACGTTTGTATCATCTGGATAAGTTCCGTATGTCCCAGAAACAAGAGTTCCTGTAATTGGAATTGACTCATAAAGTGTTTCTCTGGCAGTAGAAATCTGATCTGCTGTTAATGTTGTATAAATCATTATTTTTCTCCGTTATGCCTTATAAAATAATTTGACTGGTATATCAATAGAGTACCCATATGTATTACCAACCACTCTTACTGTTGTAGAAATCATATAAATACTATCAGAACTAGATAGTGTTTTTCCCGAAACAATATAACCAGTTCCTAGAGCAGAACCAAATGTAGTAAAGTAATATGATGGATTGCTTGCTAAAATATTAGAAATTTTTAAAGAAAATTGTAATTCTTTTCCAACCTGATCAATACCAAGCGCATTTAAACTTGTTGCTAATTTTGTGACAGTTCCGTCATTATATGTTTCTACTTCACCAAAGAAATTTGGATTATTAACTACATCCACTTTATAGACATCAGATGTTTGAGTTCTATTAAATGTGTTTGTAGAAAAGACTGGCAAAACAGTATCTGTTTGTAAGTTGTTGTCTCCAACTTGTAAGAAAAGTCTGTTTACATAAATAGAAAAAGATGTTTCTTCTAGGTCTGGATTCTGATTTGTACCGTTGTTTTTCAAAGAAACATTTGTTAATGGGTTATCAAATCCTTGAGAAACTTTAACTATTCTTTTCACCAACTCTGAACTTCTAAACGCTACAGAGGATGCTAAATTGTTTGCTGGATTTGCAACATTGCTTGGTAAATTAATTCTTCCGTCCAACAAACTTGTTGTTACATTGTTGGAAATAAAAGTCGCAAAGTTGTCAGTGGCAATTAGATCAAGAGCTTCTGTATTTGAATCAATTGTTAAAACTGGAGTTTGTGTTGTAAATTGACTTTGATTCAACTTCATCGCTGGAAGATATAATAAATTATTATCTGTTAAAGTTATTAACTTGCTTGTTAGGTCTGCTACTGCATATGTAGAAGGTTCAAATATGGGCGTTTGTAGTATGCTTAAATCATAATATGCAGAACCACTTGGATTGTTTATATTATATAATCTATAGTCAATTTCTGCATCACCGAGGGCAAATTTCGTCACTAAAAAATTTCCGCCACCT